GTAGTTGTAATAGGATAAGGTGGAACTCTCATTACCTCCATGAATTAGTTACCGAATTCCTTCGCAACTTCTTCTGGTGTAGCAATTCTGCAGTGATCTCTTGTCAACCAAGCCTCGGCTGCCTTTGGAGAAAGAATGTTGTATCCGTTATAGACCTTGCCAAATTCTCCCCATGATGCGTTTCTTGTAGAAAATACTGCAACCTTATCTGATGTAAGTGGTGCAGATGGTGCAGCAGGTGCTGCATGAACTTCTTGTTCAACTGGTGCATTCGATCCCAAGACTCCGTTATTGTCATAGCCTAGTGATGGCTGTGGTGCAACTTCTGGTGCCTCTGGTGAACCGATAACATCGTTGTCTGATCCTGGCTCTCCTGGATGAACGTAAAGGAAAGGCTCTGGGTCTTTCCATTGTGGTGTATCTTCAAGTTCAAGTAATTCTACATCGTTAACTTCGTCAACCATTGCTTGATCTTCTTCAGTCATTGCTGGTGCAGGTGGTTCTGGTACTTCTAAAACTTCTGGGTTTTCTTCAACAATAGAAGATAGTTCTTCTTCTGAAAATGTCCCAGCAATTTCGTTATTTAGTTCTTCTGACATAAGTATGCCCTCCTTGTAGTGTTAATTGTATTATATCATTATAAAGTTAATAAGGGGGCAGGAGAGTGAACTCCCGCCCCCCATTAAAGGTACTGTTTACAGATTATGCATCTGCAGCAGCGTCAGCGAATGCAATGGCATCCTCTTCTTCCCACTGAATACCAAAGCGGACGAATACTGTGTATTCAATTGTGTCCTTCTTTGCTACGTATTCACGGTTTACAGTGATGTCACGTTGCATACCCCATACACGGTTAGCAGGGAATGTCAAATCGATATATCCTGCTGGGTAGTAAGGGACTTCCTGAACTTCAATTCCAAGAACACGAGTTGTACGTGCTCCACCGAATGTCTGTCCAAGTCCGTCTAGATAGTTCTGACGGTTTGCTTGTGTGCTTCCTGGCATACGACCAGAGAATGCTTCTGCGACTGCATCAGCAAGGGTACCGTTATTCTTAACGATTCCTCCGAATGCATCTGTACCTGCGTAGAACTTAAGATTGTTCTTAAGTGCACGGTACTTACGTGGCATTGCATTGATGATTCCCTGCATAACTTCAGGTGTCCAAGCATTATCTGCTACGGTTACAACTGATTCATGTGCGAATCCATTAGTCTTGGTCTTCTTTACGAAACCAGTCATGATGTTAAGGAATGGGGATGTTGAACCATCACCATTAATTGCCAAGTCTTCGATATCATTTGCAAACGCATTTGTCATCAAACGTACTAGGTGATCCTCAAGAGCATCTCCTTCTACGCCATCTTCAAGTGCTTCAGCAGAAACTTCCCAGTCAAGACGAATCTTCTTTGTAGTCAATTCAACCTTTGAGAATGTTGCTCCTGTGTTTGTGTATGTACCGTCTGCTTGTGCTGCTGAACGAATTACACGCTCTCCTACGTTTACCTTTTCAAGTTCCATAGTATTTGCTCGCATTGTGACCTTACGGCCATCATTTGCAAGTACAGTTGCATCCCAAACATAATCGATAAAACGACGTGCCTGTTCAGGGCGCAGAATTCCAGATGCTGCAGTAGTCCCAGAAGGGTTTACGGCATTGGAACCAGATGATGAACCAATAGTTGCTACTGGTGCGTTACCCAATGTGCTTGCGCCTGGGTTAGAAACTCCACCAATACCACCTGACACGAATGCGCCTTGGCCCTGATAAAGTCCTGGGGCTGTTCCGCCCACGTTACCAGATGTACCTGGTTGATTCTTTTCTATATTTTGTTCCGACATATATTTCACCTCCAAGTGACTTTCTTACTTAAATAGATCGGTTGTTTTGAGGAAACTCCCGCCCCATAGGGATTTTTCAACCATTTCAGGCTGATCCTGTACAATCTCTCCGAGATCGCCAGACTTTCGGAAAGCAGTATCTTGCTCTACAAGTTCTACACGCTTACCAAATTCATTAAATACATTTGTTGCTGATGCAAGATCTTTTGCAACTGCTTCAAATGAACTTTGTGCTACTTCAATGTCAACTTTAGTAGACTTTAAAAGTTCTACTTCTGATTGCAATGACTTAACTATTTCTACTAGATCGCTAAAGGCTTTTTCAAGACCGTCATTAGTTTCTGTAACTGCTTCTGCAATTGCTTCTGCGACTACGTCATCTGACTTAGGAGCCATTGGCTTCTTGTCTTCTGCTTCTTCCTCCGCTGCGTCAGCCTTTGGTTCGCACTCGCATGCGTCCATTGCTTTTCCGCAGTCTGCACATGGTGCAGCCTTTTCAACTTCTTGGATATTAGCATCTGCCTCTGGAGCGACCTCTGACTTTGCTACCTCTACTATTGCTTCTGTTTCAATAACTTCTGCAACTGTTTCTGTCTTTTTTGTCATAGGTTCTACCTCCTTGTTAATCTTAGAAGTATTAATGCCTTTAGCACTATCAACTAAGAATTTTATCATTGTTACTTTTTCGTTATCCGTTTTTTCAACGAATCCTATGTTTTCCATTTGGCTTCCTGTTGTTGGGCTTAATTCATTTTCATTCTCAGAAACCATAACGATGCCAGATTCTTTATCATAAAAAACATTTTCCAATACTGTCTCGTCTGCTTTAATAACATCTAGTCCATCAACTTTTTCTACAGACATAATATTTGCAAACTGATTTGCTGGTGAATCAACAAGACTCAACTCTACCAAATCATACTGCTTAATAATTCTAATTGCTTTATCTGACTTTTCATCATAGCCGTCATCCCACTTATTCATTCTTCCACCAATAGAAAAACCTTGAAGTGTTCCATCAAGTACTTTTTCCCAAGTATCCTGTGCACCTTTTGAAACGTATGCAGATACATAAACTCCGTTATAAAACTTTTTTGTCTCTGGATCAAAATATTTGTCTGCTTTAAATGAAACCATTTTGCCTACTGCTAATGGTTGATGCATTTCTCTAATGTTCCCACGAAACTTAGCAAAGGCTTCCATTGATGCTTCTGCAGTTACAATGTCATCTTGCTTATCAATGTTGTCAAGTGATGCAAAACCAGAAACGGTTCTTCTATTCTCATCAACTTTTGAGAATGGCATCGAGAGACGCAGATTTTCCCCATCTGAATTCCAATGGGCTTTAGATAGATTGTTCACCATTATATTATAAACCCCTTTTATACATATCTCATTATTCGGACAATTCAGACACATCAAACAAATCGTCTGACTTTCTTCCTTGTCCTTTAGGATTTCGGCCAGCGACTGTGGTGGTGCTGTCAGAATTGTTATTTACTCTTTCGCCATCTCTAGCCCTATTAGCAGTGGCATCTGCTGCTTGCTGTGGCTTCAGATCTAGTGGCTCATCCCCACCTTCTCTTTGTGGCATACCCAAAATAGAACGTGCTTCGTTTGGTGTCATAACTTGATTTTTGACATATCTTTCAAGAATTTGAGACTGAGTAATCTCATCAGTAAGCGTTAACTCATTAAACTTAAACTCAAGAATATCTGTCTTTTCTTTAATAACTTTGTTGATCATTTTTTCAAGTTGTGCCTGCGCTGGTCTTGCAACCTGCTCTTTAAATGTTCTATCTTGTGCTAATGCAGCAGCGATGGCTGCTGAGTCAGATCCGCCCAACTTTGATAGTGGAACTTGGTGAGCAACAAGAATATCATCACGGTTTTGCTTACGGTATTCTTTAAATGACCCTTCCTGAATTCCAGCCTCAATAGGCTCCATCTTAAACTCAACTTTATTTGTATCAGAATCTGGAGGAAGTGGAATATAAAGAGTTCTATGAGACTGACCCTTAAGACCTGTCTGCAAGAATCTAAACATCTTATCTTCTGCATCTGCAGATAATTTTGCACCCTTTAATGTTACAACATATCTAGGAACAGCCTTATTTGAAAAATAATCAATATTGTACTGTGAGGCTAACTGGTCACCAATAAGTGATGATATTGCTGACATAATGTCTGGTACGCCATAAAATGTATTGAGTGGAGAGTACTGCTTGAAATGTATAATCTCATTTGGTCTTGGATCATCAGTTACCATGTTCTGGTTTGATGCACCAAAGTTTTTGAAGTAAACAGTTTTATTACCAATGATTTGTATATAGCCATCTTTCAATCTTCTTACTCTAATTGTGGTTGCTGGAATATGACCAACATAGCCAATTTCTCCACGTGTAGTTCTTCCAATTTCAAGATACCCATTACCAATTGCCTGGACATCTGTATAAACCTTTTCCATGGTACTTGTCAATGAGTCATCATCATTAAGAGATTCTAGCCAGTCTCTCATTTCAATCTTTGCTCGTTCAATTCTTTTTCTTGCACGATCAGTTGCAGCACTATCAGTTGATGCTTCAAGTTTTAGCATTGTTCTTGGAGAAACCTCAAAATCATACCCAAGCCCTACAATGTTTTCAACCTTTGCATCAATTGCTGCATGGTTTGCAAAAGATGTATCATAATAGTTTGCCAATTCATAAACATTCCACGGAGGAGTAATTACATCAAAAAGACCGTAGGCATTTCTAAATACTGATCCAGGATTTATCTCTTTTGACTTTGCCCCATTAAGACCAACCTTGCCAGACCCTGAAGCCTCTAGGTATGAATCTGTTACTTCTGTTTTAGATAGTCTTGCTGCTCTTCGTTTAAAGTTATTTGATAGCCCCGACAAATTTTTAAGATCATCCCATGATTTATTAAATGGGTCACTTGAAACAAAGGCATTTCGTTCATCTTGAATTTGATCAATTCTTGCACCAACTAGAATATCATCGTTGTCCATTATTCCTCATCTCCATAAAGAGCAATCGTGTCTTTTGCTGCTTGAACTGCACCAAGGTCATTCATAGAAGGAATAAGTCCTGACTTAAAACGATCTACCTGTTCTGAGTATTCTTCTTCTGATACTCTTGTCAATCCTGGAACAAATACCGCTGTTCCTTGTCCGTCATCCCCATAGTGCATTGCTGCTTTCTTTAACTCAGAGATTCTTCCAATATCATTTTTCATTGCTGGAATATTTAGTACAGAGCCAGTTCCGTCTGTAAACCATTTACCATCAGACTTCTTATATACGTATAGACCCCAGTCATACATCTTATCAATGACCTGTCGTCTTACATTTTTTACTATTGGCTCGCCAGTTTCGGGGTTAATTAATGAATCCATAACCATTAGTATACCATATCAGGTAGAAGTCTGTACCCCTTGTTGCCATCTAACATCAGAATTTATAGAATATTGATAATTTCCAACTAATAACGGCAAAGAGTCATCAATAATGAACCTATTTGTACCTATAAATGTTTTATATAGTGTTTCTGGGTCTACCCCATAAAGGCTTGTTGTTGCAACAACTAATACCTCATCCCAGTTAAAGTCTAGATCCCAGAAGGTCCATTCATAAAGATCCTCTGGGTCATTTGTAACTTTAACCCTAAACCAAGGCCTAGTCTGTAAGTCTCTAACTTCTGAAAGTCTGCTTGCATCATATAGAGATACGTTGTTAATTGTTACTGGTCCTGAAACCGACATCTTTCCATTAATACCTTTTAGATTTAGAAGATCTGAGAAATAGATACCCAGCATATCCCAGTGTCCAGCCTGAATAACTGGCTCACGGCTAACAATTCCATTAACATAAAAAGCAATACCACTTTCTACAATCCCTGTTGCAGCATTTACTGCATAAAGTTTTGCACGTTTTCCATCTGTTGTATTTGCAACTAAAAAGATATCTATAAATCTAGTTCCATTATCAAAACTTAAAATTTTAATTGGAGAGAATGGAAAAAACTCATAGTCATATCTTAATGAGAATTGTGCTGCCATTAAATTATACGAAGATGACTTAGATGAATTAATAGGAATTGCGATACCCCTGTCGGAACCATCTTTAAAATCACCCTTGATAGAAATTCCACTATCTCTTGTTAAATATAGATATGGAGTACTTTTCTTATAAATGCTATACGGGTTTGCAGTTTTGTAATCATAATAAAGTCCAGACTTTGTATATGGATAAATATCAGTTCCAAACTTTGTTCCAATAGGATTAAAACCATCTTCGCTAAATGACTGAGATGATAACTGTAACTGTTTTATTGACATTGGCAAAGATAGCATTGATCTTGTGATCATATCTACTGAAACAGAGATTGATATGTCTTCAAAATTTACGTCAAGTGGTGGATAAATAATCATTCCATCAACAACCTCATAGGCTGTATTTATCCACTCTGAGCCTACTCTTACTGTTCCATTTTTATCTGGTGCTACTTGACGAACATATGCCGAGTCTGGAGTTTGACCAGATGCCTCAGTATATTCAAAAGTTATTCTAGTTCTTATTGGATTTTCTGATGTATCATAAGAATATGTTTTTTCAGATCTGTTTTTTAAGTCTAAATAGTCATTATAGTTAGTATAAAGTTGATTATTTAAATAGGCGTAACTGTTAAATTCTTCATTACTATATGCCTGTTTTAAGTCTTCATATTTCCAAGAGCCAGTGCTTTCAACTGTAACAAATTTGCTTGGAGATGGGACAGAGATATTAAATTGTAAAAAGTCAAGATCATAATATGAATCCCCATATGAGTCATTTACATATTTACCAAAATAGGTTAATGGTAAAGTTGTTTTCCAGTATCCATGGCAGCCAATATCAATTTTAAATGACCCCATAAAATATTGAGGAAGCAAAGAGTATGAACTTACTACCGACCCAATTTTTGAAGAAACATAAGATGATACGTTTCCTCCATCTGCAAGTGTTGACCAAAAACTTGTATTATAAAATTGTGCATCATAGTCAAACTCTCCAACCTGTGGGCCAGCGGAATAGTCATTAAACACGTTTTCATAATCTAATGGAACGCCTCTATCTGAAAAGCCATATGAGACTAAGTCAAGGGCATCTTTATTTGCAAAATGAATACCAAATATTTTGCCACTAAAGGTGCTTGCAAACTCTTTTGTTCCAGCAACGTATACCGAAAGTGCAGCCCTATTACCAAAAAGTGAAGCAGCGCTACTTCCAAAAGCGTCTATAAACTTATCAATACTTATTCCAGCAATAAAAGGAGATCCTGCAAGAACCCCCTCTGCAGAGTATACTGTTGAAATACTCTCTCCATTTTTAAATTTATACCTTAAAGTTTCTCCAACTAACTCTAAAGAAAAATAGTTTCCACTGGAAGAGTCTTCAATTCGAATTAAAACCTGAGCGTAACTTTTATGCTCTGCAATCTTAAATACTCCATAGACAGCCTCTGTCCTATCTGTTAGAATATTTAACTTATCAAAATGTATATATCCATTTGTTGATGACCAACCTGCTGAAGGCCTCAACGTTAAAAAATTTCCATCGCTATCGTTCTGAATTGTAGAATTATCAAGATAAAAATTATCATAACTCTTGTTAGAAAAAACAAAATCAGGCAATTTATAGTTTGGAGTTGACAGAGTGTTATTTGTTACTGATAAGTTTGTGAAATATCCACTTGCCCAAGATCCTTGGTCTGGGTAGGAATAGTTGTTGGTGTATTTAGAAAATGGATAATCAATTACAGTAGATGTACCACCATACGAAGAGTTGAGAATTTCTGGATATTCAACGCCCTGACCGTAGACAAATCTTCTTTTTGCAACCAAGGATGGAACCTTGTATGGGTATATTGCAATTGCATCAATATCAAACTGGGTTACTTCTTCGTATGAATAAAAGCCAATCCAGTCATTGTCAAAGTAAGTGTTTCCTATTTTTGTAATTTTATCTGGTAGAGATATACTGTCAATATCAATAGAAATTGAAATAACCTCATCCCCATTAATCAATAAACTTGTATTATTTATCCCCATTCTTAAGTCAACAAGCATTGGCCTATACCACTCATCTATTCCATACGATTTGGTATATTCCCCAACTTTTAAAATTAAATTATTTTTGTATGCATATAGACCATCTTCTGATGCTACTGGACCAACAAGTCTCTTTGGGGTCGAACAATCTGCAAAAATTCTTAGCCAAAATTCTAAAGTTTTTTCTTCATATTTTCCAGACTCATTTAAAAAGCCACATCCTGGAAATATAAAAGATGGCTTGCCATCGCTATTTGGAATTATGTGCGTTACATTTGATGATCCGAATACTAGTGGAATTCCAGAGTTCTGTGCAAGAAGTCTATTATTATTTACAAGATAATACCCTGGAGAATTCTGCAACCCATATGATGGTGCTGGAATGGCATCATGCCCTGCCAAGGATCTAACAGTTGAAGGAACTTGAATTTTATTAACGCCCAGAGATTTTGCACTGAACTCTTCATTCCATTGACCAACAGTTATGCCATTAACTAAAAACTTATAGTCATCTAGAACTCCTCCAGGAATATAAGATATCTTTAAGAATGGTCTAAAGTAAACATCTTGTCTTGGAATTATGAATGTGTCAGAAACGTTAAGCCATTTTTTACCTATGTTTATATTAAAAACTTTAGAAATAATCTCAGTTGTTGCAGATGTTGAATCGTAGTATTCATACCCAATTTCAATACTACTCAAATATGTGCTGGGGGAATAGACATATCCTCCAATAGAAAATACTTTTAAATTTTGGTCAAAGTCTGTAAACTTACCAAAATCTGGGCTTGTTGCTTTAACGTATGTTTTATTTATTTCACCATTTAAACTTGAAACTACGCTATCTGAGAATGGTTCATTTTCAGATGTTCCAATTTCTCCAGATCCGTTTTCAATATCCCAAAGATATACAGATCTTTTTAACTCTGAACTAACAAAAGAAATGTAGTCTGCTGTATCATCAAGCGACCACATGGCTGTTGGTTGCTCAGAATAAATCTTTTCTGCATAGATATTTGATGGGTTAGACATAGGTTCTCCTAGTCTATTTTATCACACAATGCGAGTAAACCAGCGTGGTGTTGTAAATCTTGTACCCGTAATTATCTCTTTGACCCCATGAACATATCTAGGCTGATCTGGGAAACACAACAAGTCTCCTGGCTCTGGCTTAATTGAAATTTGATAGTCTGGGAAATAAATTTCTCCGCCTTCATAGTCATCATTCAAATACACAAGAGTTGCAATATCGTTTGGCCTTGAAGAATCAAAATGCTCATGCATTCCATGACCTTCTTCAAATTTTGCAATATGAGTCTTATGTGGATTGAATGGTTCAAAAGATTCTCCATAAGTGCTTAACACGTGGTTATAAACCTTAAGTGCATACTCTTGCATTAGTTCTAGGATAGAAGCATCATTTGCCTCAATCTCATGATATGTGTAAACCTTAAATTCTTTTTCATTATTACCGTGCATAGTAAACCCATTAGGGAAATTCTTTGCATGGTTATAAATTTTTGCAGCATCGTCTGCATTCATAAAACCTTTAATGTGATGTATCTGTGACACGTAGTCCTCCATTATTTCACCTTTATTTCGCAGTAGTCTGTTGTACAGTATGCCTCGCCCATTGCTTCTAGATTATCTACTCCATCGTAAATTGCTCCAAAGTCAATATGCTTCAACTTACCTACATAACCATTATACTCCTCTTCAGAGATCTGAGTATATGGCTGTTGTGGATATGTGTGATTTCCCATTGGAAGGAATGAGACTGCCTTTAATTGTCCCTCGTACATATGCAGTGCTGGAACAACATGCTTTGATTCTGTTTCCTTATCAAATGAAAGTGTTACAGAAACCCCATTGTCAGACCAGTACTTCTGAGCAGTTGCAGCAAGTGCAATCTTTTCAAATAATGTGACATCTTTTTCAGATCTTGGATGACCTGATTTAATTGGGAAATATACTACTGAAGTATTTGCTGAAACAACATCATCTTCAATCGTATATCCTGCTGCCTTGAATAAATGAACCATTGGATCTGTATTTCCAAAACGAATTGCACGAAGGAAGAAGTTTCCTCCAGGACCCCAGTGAACTCCAGGAGTTGCACCAGAAAGAATTGAAACAGATCCTGATGGTTTAACAGTTGTTACACGAATAGATTCACGAACACATAACCATTCAGAATACTGATTATCGTAATGACGAATCTTGTTGTATCCTTCATCCATCCACTCACGAACTGTTGGCAAACCCTTTAAGTCTGCAAAAGATGCAATGCCAGTAAGAGATGTTCCAATACGACGATTACGTTGCATAATTCCATTTGTTTGTTGCCAATGTGTTGGAACAAGAGTTACGGTCTTTCCATATAGGTATGCAAACTTCAGGGTACGCAGGAAGTCCTCCTTGGATTCATGACGGTTTAAGTGCACCTCTACAAGCGTACATAATTCGTAAGATTCCAATGGCTGCTCCGCACATGGATTAAATCCCATCACACGATAGTCTTTTCCATCTGGCGCATCCTTTAGTCTGCCATAATTACGAGCAACATCAAGCCAGATAAACCCTGGCTCTCCATTTTCTGTAATTAAATCTACATAGTCTTCATACTCTGTTCCTACCTCTGCTGAGATAGAGTTATTAGACATCCAAGCCCACCCTGGATTATCTGAATCAAATGAGTTACGCTCTGGGAACATTTCTGAATTCTTTAGGTTCATGAATGTTTCATCCCCTGCACTTCCCAAAGCAAGGGTTGCAGATCTACGAACATTTCCTGATACAACACAAGTTCCGATAAGGTTGACCAAGTCTACGATGGCACGAGAATCTAGTGTCTCGCCTGCTCTGGAGCCTATTACACGGTCTATCTGGTCATGCAACTTAATAAGAGGTGCTGGACCTGATGCTACTCCTCCAAAGCCCTTTATGGCCGAACCAAGGGGTCTAATAAGATCGTAATTAAATTTCTGAATGCTTTGATTTGCTCTTAAATAGGAGTTAATTAAAAGTCTAACAGATTCGACCCAGCCTTCACGGGTGTCTGGAATTTCAAATACCTGTTCAGGTTCTGTTGGGGCATAGATTGAAAAATTCTTATCCTGTCCAACTGTATCAAACCCTACGCCAATTCCAAGCATAAGGGCATCCATAACCCAAGCAAATAAGGCTCCTGGATCATTCTTATCAAGGTCTTTTGTAGACACCATTGCACAATTTTGAAGTGCTGCAGAGTTCTTCTTTTCCATAACCATTGGAGTACCAAAAGCCCACATGCCACGTCCTGGGGGAGTCCACTTTAAATTAAACATTCTATCAAAAGCCTCTTGTGCTGATTTCTGAGCCTTGTAGTCATTCCAAGGTAGGCGATTCTCTTTTGCGTGGTTCTTCTGAACTGAATACATTCCCTCAATTACTCGACGACAAACTTCATGCCAACGCTCTTTAGTTCCATCTTCTTTCATTCTAGAGTATGTTCTAATGAAGGTGATTTCTCCAAGTGAATTCTCTGCTGCATCTTTAAAGCCAAAAGGGCTTTCAACATTCTTATACTTTTCAACAAAGTCTTCTGGAAGCCTAAAACTAAAGAAATCTGACATGTATTATCGTCCTTTCAAAAACGGATTAAGTGTTAAGTATAGCAGAGTTTTCAAAAAAACAAAACTCTACCTAAAGGTGTTATTGAGAGTTAGTTAAAACTCATACCTCTGTGTGCATCTTTTGTTTTTTTAGTAAGTTTATTAAATGTTATAGTTTGTTCTATTCCAGTTACAGGACATTTCTGTACTATTGATCTGTATCCCAATAGGTGACGAATAAAGTTTTTAATCATAGAATTGGAACCCAATGTTGCTCTGGTGAGCCTTTCATATTTTGCAATGGAGATACATCATAGGCAATTGTAATTCTATCTTTTTCAAAAGGCCAGTTGCTAATACCATGAGCATGTCCAGTTTCAGAAAGGATTGCACGGTTATTAACATTAACATTTAAAAACTCTGTTTCTCCTGAAATCATATATTTTGTATATGAAGGTTCTGCATTGACACAGTAATATCCATGGAAATCTGGAGCGCCTTGCCCATTTAAATGATCATGAAGATATGTATTTGGTAGTGGCTCTGGCTTGCTATTCTTGTCAGCATTAAACCATCCCTGAATCATATAGTTTTGACTTTTAGCATCGATGCCATAATATTCGCAGGCTTCTAAAACCATGTCGCTAATTGAGGAATATAGCGCTCTAATATTCTCGTCATGGAACTGAAAAATATTATACTTTTCTCCTAGTTGAGTAGTAAATGATGCTCTATCTACTGACTCATAATCATTATTTTTTACCCCTGGAACATTTTCAGAAGAAAGTCTTTCTTTAAGACTTAAAAGAGAAGTCTCAAATTTTGGAAGATCTAGTTCTAGGTGTCTTTCAAAAAACTTATGATTTGGTTTTACCATTGCTATCATGCTAAAGGAATCCAATGCTGCTCTTGATCCATTCCAAACTTTTGAATATCTCTTAATGGAATAACATCGTATGCAACTGTAATTCTTGGACCTTCCCAGTCCCAATCTGCCATTGAGTGTGGGTGTCCCATTTCAGAAAGGATTGCACGATCATTTTTGTTATGGTTCTCAATCTCTTTATCAAAAACCTTATAGTATGTAATTGAAGGTTCTGCACTTACAGAATAATAACCATGGAAATTTGGAGCACCAGTTGGACCATGATCATGCCAATCAAGTTTACCCTTGCCAGCATGAGTAATATTAAACCAACCCTGAAGCATAAACTTTTCTTTTTCAAAGTCAACTCCATAGTAATCACAAGCCTCAATAGTCATGTCTTTAACAGCCTTGTATAAATTATAAATACCAGTTGAGTGGAATTGGAAAACATTATACTGTCTCCACTTCATTGTTGACACACTATTAGATTGCTTCCATGCTTCGTTAGCCCCTACTGGAGTTACACCTACAACCTTTGCTTTTTCAATCTTTTCGTATCTGTCCTGTAGTTCTGATGCTAGGACTGATAGATTGTTATCAAGGTATCTTTCAAAAAACTTATGTGGTTGAGTGGACTTGCTCACACTCTGAATATCCGTTGGATAGTTGTTCATTATTACTCCCTTTGCTATTTATACTAGTATACCATATTGACTAAAGTGGCTTTGGATTGGATCTTTTTGCCATCTCATACAAAAGTATATCATGCTGATTTAGTTCTTTAATCCTATTAATCATTTTGTCAGTTATATTAAACCTTTTAGATGTACTTGAGTTAAACATCATATTTCTATGTTGAAAGTTTGGAACAAACCCATATGTCTTGCTCATATATCTAATTATGTCATCCAACAATATGCCTCTGGTCTCTATTGTATAGCAACTAATAGCGTCAACCTTTGCCTGCATAACTGACTCATCAAATGAATAGTCTTTGAGAAACCACTCATTCATGGTCTTATCCATTATGCTTTTAGTACTGTTAAATCCTGCTTCATCTACAGTTCCCGTCAAAAATTTTGTTTGCATATCAGAAAGGTATGGATATATCTCTGGATTATATAGCCACTGGTCAAATATCTTTTCAAGTTCCTCAAAACTTCTGGAGTTTTCATACATGAAAAAGAACCAACTAATAAACCTCTCAACTGGATCTCTTAATATTGTAAAAGATTTTAAATCTTTAATAAATAGATTAGGATAGTTTCCTAAGTGTCCAGAAATAAACTCAACATCTTTAAACATGTCTGGACTAATGGCCCTATCATGATAAACAATTGCTGATTTTAGTTTATTGGTCTGAAAAGCCAAATGGACCGCAGATCTAATAAATAGGCCTGAAGTCCTTGGCGCATGATGATGATAAAGCAATTACATCATGACTTACGATTGTGTACTACTAGGTTTCCAGCGATAAATGTATCTACTGGCTCCATGTCGAACTTATAAACTGTTGATGGAGTTTCATCAATTTCAATTGATGTTACTAGGATCTCATTGAAAGAGTGAAGATTGTAATCATATTCCATGACATAGTCTCCAACTTCTAGAAGTCCTGTATTGATATATCCATAGATGCCATTACGCTTATATAGAATTCCTTGTACAGTTGAGTACTTCTTTGTTGAGTCTCCGTTTACTGTCAATGTTGCTGGCATTTCTTTTTCAACAATAGATGCAACATTTGTTTTAACAATTGCCTGATCTGTTAGTTGATTGAAAGCCAGTGTCATTGGATCTGATACAGACTCATCATCCATTTCTCGGAATGAGTGTGCCCAGGCTTCTTGCCCAGTAACAACATCCTTTGCAGGAATCTGAATATATGTATCATCTGGACCAACAACTGATACTAGAGTATCAGGGGCAATACATGCTCCTCCTGGAGAGAAACCAAATACGCCGAATGGTGAGAATCCAAACACTCCGAATGGAGAGAACCCGAATGGTGAGAACCCAAATACACCGAACGGAGAGAATCCGAATACACCGAACGGAGAGAATCCGAATGGTGAGAAGCCGAATACACCGAATGGTGAGAAGCCGAATACACCGAATGGGGAGAAGCCGAATACTGAGAACGGTACAAATGAGAATGTTGTAACAGATGCTGACCATGCAGACCATTCTGACCAACCCTGAGCATTGTAGGCTCTAACACGGTATGTCTGTGCTGTTCCTGCTTCTTGTGCAATATTTGTTGTAAGAGCATTAAGTGTTGCAGTCTTTCCATCAGATGATTCCACCTGATAGTTAGTAATTGCTTCGCCACCGTTATCTGCTGGAGCAGACCATGACACTGTGTCATAAGTTGCACCTGATGGTGAAGATGCTGTAACACCTGTTGGAGCATCAGGAACAGACTTTACATCTGCGTTAGTCTGTGCAGACGATACAGATGTTGTCTCTATTGCTGCTTGAGAGATTGCTGCATTTGCAAGAATTGTGAATGCATATGCTGTACCTGCTCTTAGACCTGTAACTGTAAATGGTGAAGATGTTGCTGTGAACGTCTTTGTTCCATATACTGAGTTAGCGTAAATTGTATAAGAAGAAGGGGTAGCACCCATAATGTTCTTATTGAATGTAATCACGGCTGTTGATGAGAAGTATGCTCCACCAAAACCTGGGACTACGCTTACGATGTAAGGTTGCCCTGGGGCTACACCCCAAAAACTTACTGCAGCCTTAGCAGATTTACCTGCTTTACCACCTTTACGAATTGCCATATGTTTCTCCCTTTTTTCCTATTAAATTTGTATTACGCTGTCAAGTCGCCAGATACGATCCAAGTATTTGTATCACGCTTGATCAATGTTGCCATTGAGTAACGATCACGGAACTTGAGTCCTGGTGTATTAAGAATTGTAACTCCTGAAGCAGCAGCAATTGTTGTCTGGCCTGCTCCCTTTTGGAATACGTCGATTGAAGAACCGATATTAAAGGCAACTGAAGCATTTGTAGGAATTGTAACAGTGTTTGCTGATGCTGATTCCATTTCTACTACGTTTCCTTCATCTCCAAGTACTACTGTGTAAGAAGTTGTCTTATTGTTAAATGAAGCCAATGTTGCTGCTGTAAGTTCAGCCTTGCTTGCCTTTAGAGCAAGAGCATTTGTCATTGTTGTTGAGAAGTTTGCATCGCTACCAAGCGCTGCTGCCAACTCATTAAGTGTGTCAAGTGCTGCTGGAGCAGATGCTACAAGGTTTGAAACTGCTGTTCCTACGAACGCTGTTGTTGCTACCTGTGTAGTGTTTGTTCCTGCTGTTGCTGTTGGAGCAGTTGGTGTACCAGTAAATGCTGGTGATGCAAGTGCTGCCTTAAGAGCGTCTGCTGTATCTACGTATGACTTAGTTGCAAGTGCTGAAGTATCAGCAATTCCGTGTACATTTGTAGTATCTGCTTCGTGTGTTGACACGGCATTGTCAGCATAAGTCTTTGTAGCAAGAGCAGATGTATCGGAGATTCCGTGTACGTTTGCTGTTGCTGAATTATGTGTTGAGATTGCTGTTCCACGGTTTGTGGCTTCAGTTGTTCCTACTGCATCAGCATAAGCCTTTGTAGCAAGAAGTGCTGTGTCAGCAATTCCGTGTACTGCAGTTGTATCTGCATTGTGAGTATTAACTTCAGCAAGTGCTGCTGCATCTGCCTTAGCCTGTGCTCCAGATGTTGTTTCTAGAATTGCTGTGTTTGCAATTCCATGAACATCTGTTGTATCAGAGTTATGAGTTGAGATTAATGTATTAACACCTGATGTTGTAGCAAGTGCTCCAGTATCTGCAATTCCGTGTACTGCAAGTGTTGTACCATTGTGGCCAGATACCTGGTTTGTAACATAAGTAACTGCATCTGCAAGTTCCTTAAGTGTATCAAGTGCTTCTGGTGCTGAGGCAATAAGGTTTGTAAGATATCCAAGAGGAATCTTTCCTGATCCATCAAGTGGTGCTACACCATTGGTTGCACCCTTTTGTGTTAGTGGGACGTAGTCATCAAGAGTACCGCCCAAGTCTTCTAAGTTCTTAAAGTAGGAGAGATCTGACCATGCATTAACGCCATCACCAATTTTGAACTGGTTGGTGTCTGTCTCGTATCCAATTTCTCCTGCTGCCAAAATTGGATCTGCTGCCGTCCATTGGGCTGCAGTTCCTCTGCGCTGTTGCATTCTAGTTGCCATTTATATTCTCCTTTTATCCGTTCTGCGGATGTCTTTCTGTACTATTATAACATCAATTTTTAATTGAAGTTATCTACTGCTGAACCACCATCGAATGAATATTCCCAAGTATTTGAACTTGGAGATCCTCCATCGAGACCTGTTCCTTGCGGACTATTGAAACTTCCACCCTCACGGAATGTTGTAACAATAAATCCTGTTCCATCGATTGCTGTATCGTGGATATGCTCTGGTAGATTTAATGTGTCATCTATTGCAGCAAGTGTTACCCATCCTGCTGAAGAATAAACATTAACTCTATTTGTTAGAGAGTCTAGCCAAAGTGCACCCTCTGTTGGGTTAGAAGGAGCGGTTGCACCTGAAGCCATCTGACTTGACTTTGAATCTACATACGCCTTTGTTGCTGCATCAGAAGCAGATACTGGTGTTGCTACCTGTACTGTTCCCCCGAAAACTGCAGTTCCTGCGACCTGTAGTCCATTTTTTACTTTGAAGTCTTTATTGACTGTAGCCAAAGTGATCACGCCCCTTTATTATTTTAATTTTGTTAAGCAATAAGAGTTCCAGCAACGAATACATCTGATGATGCGTTAATTGTTGTTACCCGAATTCTTGCGTTAGCACCATCTACGTCTGCTGTAACTGTGGCAAGTGTGCCATTTGTTCCAACAAGTGCGTATTCTGTGATAGCAATATTATTTGAAGTATCAAGTGTTAGAAGTAACTCTGAGATTTCAGTGTGTGTTCCATTCTTGATTTTTACAAGGACCTTAGCAGATCTGAAATCTGCATGTGCCCAAGAGAATGCTGTTGCTGTTGATGCTGTTGGAACTGCAACTGTTGCTGCGAATTCCTTTGCAATTGTACCCAACTTGACTGCTAGGTATGTTGGTGATGCTGTTCCATCTCCATTTGCGATTGCTGTTGTTACAGATCCGCCAACTGCTGTAAGTGCACGAGCATTTGTGAAGTAGAGGTTTGAAGTTCCTTCTTCAATAGCGTCTGTATTAATTGCATTAACTGCTGCAGTGATTGCTCCAGAAGTTGCTGCTACTGCTCTTGCATCTGTAAAGTACTTGTTTGTTCCTTCTTCAATATCTGAAGTTGAAAGAGCATCTACGGCTGTAGTAATTGCTGAGTTACGTGCTGAGATTTCAGTTGTAATAAGTCCATCAGCATAAGTCTTTGCTGCATCACGCTTAGTTGATGCATCTGTTGCTGCTGCAGAAATTGCTTCTGACTTTGCTGTTGCAATATCAGTTGTAACTGCTGTCCGCAAAGTTGTATCTGCTGCTGTAGCAAATGCCTTTGCTGCGTCAGCCTTTGTAGTAGCATCTGTTGCTGCTGCTGAGATTGCTGCAGATTGTGCAGCATTTGCCTTGCTAGTTGCATCAGTTGCTGCTGCTGAGATTGCTGCAGATTGTGCAGCATTTGCCTTGCTAGTTGCATCAGTTGCTGCTGCAGACTGTGCAGCGTTAGCCTTTGAAGTAGCGTCTGCTGAAGCAGTTGCTTCTGCTGCAGACTGTGCTGCGTTGGCTTCTGCAACAGCGAATGCTGTAGTTGCAATTTGAGTTGTGCTTGTATCTGCTGCTGCTGTTGGGGCTGTAGGTACACCAGTTAGTGCTGGTGATGCTAGTGGAGCCTTTGTTCCAACAAGAGTTGTAAGATTTGAAACTGTGTCTGGTGAATTAGCAAGTGCTGCAGCCAATTCGTTAAGTGTATTAAGTGCTGCAGGGGCTGAATCAACAACGGCTGCGACTGCAGTTGTAATTGCTGAGTTACGATTAGTTACTTCAGTTGATATTGCAGATGAAATAGCAGAGTTACGGTTTGTAACTTCTGTTGAGATCGCTGTATCTGTGTAACCGTTTGCTGAAGTTACTGCATCGTTAGCCTTTGTAGTAGCGTCAGATGCTGCTGCTGTTTGAGCAGCGTTAGCCTTAGTAGTTGCATCAGTTGCTGCTGCAGACTGTGCAGCGTTAGCCTTAGTTGTAGCATCAGTTGCTGCTGCTGAGATTGCTGCAGATTGTGCAGCGTTAGCCTTTGAAGTAGCGTCTGCTGAAGCAGCGGTTGTTGCTGCTGTCTGTGCATCTGAAGCCTTTCCATCAGCATAAGACTTTGTTGCAAGAAGTGCAGTGTCTGCAATTCCATGAATATTTGTTGTATCTGATTCGTGTGAAGAAAGTGCTGATGCTGCTGTTGCTTCTGCACCAGCCTTTGCTGCATCTGCCTTTGTAGTAGCGTCTGTTGCTGCTGATGCAATAGCCTGTGACTTTGCTGTAGCAACTTCTGCATCTGTAGCAAATGCTGTGTTAAGAGTTGTTGTAATTGTAACTCCTGCTGAACCATCAAAGTTTACTGTACCTGAAACGTCTCCAGATAGAGCAATTGCTCTTGGTGTAGCAAGTGCAGATGCTGTTGATGCGTTACCAGTTAATGCTGCAGTAATTGTTCCTGCTGCAAAGTTACCTGATGCATCACGCTTTACTACCTTGTTTGCAACGTTAGCAGAATCTGCTCCGCCACCAGCAAGTGAAACGATGTAGTCAATGTCTGCTTGCTTCTTTGTTAGTACGTCTTGGCCACCGACTGTTGCGGATGAGCCTTCAACGATAAGACCATTCTTGATCTTAAAATCTTTATTTACTGTAGATGCCATTTTTTATATCTCCTTATTATGCCTTTAATCCCATACGTGCATAACGTACAGTGATTGGCTTGATCGCAGGATCTGGAGTAACTGTTAAAGTTACGGTATTTCCAGTGCGAGAGACAGTAATGGTTCCCATATTCCCATCGTTGTCGATAGTTCCAAATTCGTTAACAGATACATTTACTCCGTCAACCAAGATGGTCATTTCTGTAGCATAAAATTTATTTACGCCACCAGAATTCTTAGATATAGAGATAAGGTACTTTACCATTCTCCATTCAGTTGCATCGAAGTTATCAATTACTGATGCATTTTCAATACCGTAGATGGTATTGTCATTATTGCCAAATACGCCTGCACGTGTTGCTTGTGCTGCTGTAGTGTCAATTAGATCTTCGTAATCTGCCTGTGATGGGCGATCACCAGTCTGGAATTTTTCTTTAAGTGCTGCGAGTGATATTTGGGCCATGTTGTTATTATAGCATTATTTTTTACAGAATATAATTGCTGTATCCAATAATTGCTACTCCTATCGGTGCTGGATTCTGCCTTGTATATCCGTCTAAACCTATGTTAGATATACGCAGTCTGAAAGGCAAACTTTCATTTGCCAATACTTTTCTTGGTACTGATGTTATTTCAAAGGCAATATTGTTTGCCTGATTAATTGTTAAATCTGCAACGGGATTAAGATTTATTAGTCCAACAGCAACTGCTGGGATAATTGTGGAAACAAGTCTGCTTGCCATTAAGCCGTTCTATCAGTTACTTCTGCAATGACGTTCATAACGCCTCTGCAAACAGTCCAAACCACTACTGGGTCTGATAACTGTACGTCAAAGATATCTCCTGTTGCTAAAAGTTTGCATTGCCCTGGTGTTAGGTATACTGTAAATTCCCCTGAAAGATCAAATGCTGTTTTTGATGGATTAGTTGAAAATAACAAAGATGCTCCACGTCTAAAATCTGCTTTGATTGAATAATCATTTGGATTAATAGCAATCTGCTTATCGTCTTCAACATAAATTCTAAATGATGCACTATCACCTTTAACAACTGTCCATCTTACAATTGGAGGGGCTGCTCCAATTTCAATCTCGCCATTAGCGTTAGTTGCCTGAGATGATGTGACTGTAGTTGTTCTTAAAGTTGGCATGTTTAGATTATACCACGATTACGAGAGGCCAGCAGCAAGTGCGCCCCAAGTACCATTTCCTTTTGCTTGAACTATTACTACTCCTGTAGTTGCAGCATGTCCAACAATTCCTACTGCTGCTCCTCCTGAATCGGGACGAGTCTTTGTTAATCCCCCGCCGTTGGCAACATATAAAACATCTCCTGCTAAAAATGAACTTGTGTTTACTCCTTCAACAACTCCAGCAACAACTACAACTCCATTAGAATTATTTCCAAGAGATGTCTTTGTCAAACCTAAAATTGGTTTTGTAATTGTTGGGGTAGAAATAGCAATCTTAGTTCTTACAGTGCTATTGGCATCAACATTAGATCCTGTTGCATAAACTGGATACCCTGCAGGAATTGTATTTCCAGTTTCATTTCTTACAAGTATCTCAAAATATGAGACACCAAGGGGTGGAAGAATTGTTTCTAATCTATCAACAATAACTTTAATGTCATTAGTAATATCAACAGGATCAGAGTCCTCTGGATATGGGATTGAGTACTTAATTGAGTCTTTTGCCATGATAAATAATTATACCACGCTTAAACTTGACTTTTGTTGCCAAACCTAGTAAAATTATGTTATACTTATCAGTAGACACCTAACAAGGTGTTATTGTTTTCTAAGGAGGAAACTATGATTAAATGGATCGAAAGAAACAAGGAAATCATCAGCATACTCAGTATTAGTCTGTTGGTTGGAACATCAATAAACGCTGCTAATGCTAATAATACGAAAAATAATCTAAGCCTGGAACAGGCTCAGTCATCGCAAAACGCCTCGAAAGAGGTTTTTTTGGTTTCTAAGGCAAAAAGACTTGAGAGTTTTGAGAATAAAACATCTCTAACCGATTTAGAACTAAAAGAACTTCTTAGCCTTGTTGGTTTCAAGGGCAATGATCTAGTCGTGGCTTGGGCTATTGCTAAGAAGGAGTCCAATGGACGTCCTCTGGCATTTAATGGCAATCATAAGACAGGGGACTCTTCATACGGAATGTTCCAAATCAATATGATTGACTCTCTTGGTCCTGACCGTAGAACCAAGTTTGATCTTCAGTCTAATGCTGAACTTTTCAACCCCGTCAAAAATGCAGAGATTGCATACTATATGACAAGTGGTGGAGACGACTGGTCTTCTTGGAAGGGCATTACGCCTAAGACTAAAGAGTGGATGTTAAAGTTCCCTCACTAATCTCTTCTTGGTGGCATTCCAAAAGAACGATTAGAAATGAGTGCATGTGAAGAGTAGTTTGGTATAAAACTCAAGTATTTAGAAGAAATCCCAGTATGTTTAAAAAACTGCTGGGACTTTTCTATATCCACATCCAACCCACCAGACATTAGCAAAGAAAGCCTATCTGTAGACTCTTCAACATGTTTCCAATAATCATCTTTTCTATGATCTGCCCAAGGCCTTAAAGTTTTTCTTGTTATTGTTCCATCTGGTTGCCTATGAGACTGATGATGAAATACATCTCTGGTTCCAATTGAATAAATTGTCCAGCCCGCTGCAAAGGTCCTTAAGGAAAGAGAAAATTCTTCTGTATTAAATGATTCATCTTTAGATATACCAACTTCATCGACCCATTTTTTTGGAGCCAAAAGGTAACAACATGTAGCCCAAAAAGATTTAACCTCTTCATCTAACTCCATTTTTTTATATCCTGGAAATGTAAATCCTGGGACCAGGTCGGAATAATATTGTGCAAACATTGATGCTGTACTGCCAGTGTTTATATTTATACTACCATTATTTGATATCTCATAATCTGCAGGGGCATACGCAATTATAAACTTGTTATTATTTTCTTTAAGTTTTTCATATCTTTCTATTGCAAGAATATCCCAATTTAAAGATGCATAGGTATGCGAGTCAAACTGAATAAAATATTCATACTCAATATCTACATTAGATGCTAAGTTCCTTGCCCAGCCAAGACCTCCTCGATATTCAGATAAATCATAGTGTAAATATCTTATTTGACTGTCTGGAATAAAAGAAAAATCAAATATTTTTAGGTCTTCTGACACCAAAGAAAAAAATAACTTATCTTTATTTTTTGCTGATTCCCATAGCGACTTTACTGTAAAATAAAACTCTGGGTCACAATAATTAACAACACTGACAACTATTTTTTCATACATTTACTTAGAAGCATACATGTTGTGGACTAGAATATCGTTTGCAAAATAAAGATCTTTTACTTCTGTATCGATTGAGACTGTTTCTACTGGAGAGTTTACGTACTGAATAGAATTAACCAATATAGTATCTCCCTCACTATCAACTACATAGTCCCCAACAACAACATTTTCCATTTGGGTAAACTTCCACAGATCATCACGCTTTACAAGCATTGTGTGCTCATATGTAACCTTTAATTTATTATTTAATAAATAATATCCTTCCCAAGTTGATTTAATTATATTGGTAACTGCTGTAGTAGTAAATGTTGCATCATCAAGATTATTTGATGTCCAAGAATCAAGGTATGAAGGATTTTCTTCATCTGGAATTGAAGATACGCTCAAAGATAATAGTTCGTCTCCAACAACAAGATCTTCAATATTCTTATATGTTCTATCTGCAAGCAATATTGGAGTTCCATAAACAAGACATCCTCCACCACCAGGTGTGAAAGAAAATACGCTGAATCCAGTTATAAATCCAAATACGCTAAATCCTGCTGGTGTGAAAGAAAATACGCTGAATGTTGGTGCAAAAGAAAATACAGAAAATGCTGGAGTAGAGCATGAATCAATGCAGTAGTATGCTATTCCAGTTTGCTGTCCTGAACAGTTCAATACTTTAACTCTCATTGCAAGTCCGCAACACTCTGAACGATATGCAGTTCCTGATGGGATTTCATCTGAATAACATGGAGTTGGCGTAGTTGGAGTAAAAGCAAATACGCTAAATGTAGGAGCAGGTGGTGTTGGTGTTGGTGTTGCTCCTGGACAGTTTCCTGGGAAACCAGATGAAGCAACACTATAACCAAGTGAAGGACAATAGGTTAGTTGTGGTACGCCACAAAATGTGCGTCCCATGTTTCTTGGTGGACAAGTCTTTGCAGTACATGGATCATATTGATATTGATACCAAGTTCCATATCCATCAGCATCAACATTTACACAATATCCAGCATCGTCATCTTGGCAGCAAGAATTATCTACTGGAGGAGTTGGGCTTACTGGCGATACTGGAGACACTGGGGACACTGGCGTTGGATCTGGGGTAAATCCAAAAACTGTAAATGCTGGGGCTGAGTAAGAATAGTACTGAATTGAAACAACTGTGTCATAGTCAACAGCAGTTCCTCCAGGAATTGATTGAGTGGCAACCTTTTGATCTAAATTAGATGTTTGAGTTGTTATTGGTGTACTAATTACTGCGGGAACAAGTCCAAGCGATTGCAACGTTGTTGATGCATTAGTATATGATAAAGTTGAAAGGTCTGGTACTACAACCATACCCTTTCCAAATAGCCCAAGTGTAGTTAGCATTTCTAAAACCTACGCTATCAAATCGCCAACAAGGATCCAGGTGTTCTCTTCTATCTTAATAAGTGTTGCTCCTGAGTATCTTGCTGCAATCTTCTTATTAGAATTTTTGCTTTGAATAGTTACTCCAACAGCGCCAGCAATTGATGTAATTCCAACTCCGTAGCGAAGAATATCAAGTCTTTGACCAATTACAAATGGAGTGGTGCTATTTGCTGGAACTAAAATTTCATTTGCAGTATCGGAATTTGCAATAATTGTTCGACCAGCATCTTCGAGTGTAATTGTATATGTTGCTGTATTTGTCTTTGAAAGAAGTGGAGTTGAATCAGAAAAAGACCTCCAACTAGTTCCATCAAAGTATTGAATCTGATTAATAGGAAGACCTGCTGCATCATTTCTTACAAAACAGACAATTCCTTTTTTATTTTCTGCAGAAATATCAGCAAAAACTAAATCTCTGGCTGCTGGGTTTAAAAAGTTATTTACTCCAGCCTTTGCTTTTACAACAGTATCAAAAGTTACTGTACTTGAAAACCGCTGATCTGCTGACCAAGTATATGCTGCACCAGTATTAACTGCTCCTGCAATTGGGTGCCACTTATCTGTTGCTGAACTATAAATATATGCTACTTTAGATTCTGAATCAATAACCTTTGGCATTATGCACCAACCTTTACAAATGAAGTAGTAGAAGAATCGTAAACCCACATTTCAAGTGGAGACGTACCCTTTTTAATCCAAATTAAACCATTAACAAGTCCAGTAGTTGGTGCTGCTGTTTGATATTGAGAAGTTGCAAATTGAACCCCAGTTCCACCAGTTACATCTGAGTCTACCCAAATCATTCCATCAATAATTGATGATGGCTCATTTGCCGTATATGTGCTTCCAATACCTTTTGCATTAATAGCAGCAATATCTGTTTTAATGTCTTTAATGTGTCCCACAAGAGATGGCCTTACAATGTCTGCCTCTGATGCTGGAGGAGTCTTTGACCCGTAGTGATAGATTCGAAGCGCTTCTTGAATATCAGCAGCCTCGTCCATTCCAGGAACCTTGGTATTAAATACGCCTGTTCCGTTGTCTGTGTTGTCTATGTTTTTATTTGCCATTTATTTTCACCTTTTCGATTATACCACAGTAATCAGAATATGAACCTTACGGGTATCGGATATCTGAGACCATGTCCCTTCTGAAAGTTCTGCTGCCTTGATCGTAATTGGTAGAGTAAGAGTATCATTTGTAACAGTTACTGACCCAATAGAAATAGATGAGGCAATTGGGTTTGTTCCCACAATGCTGTGTTGAATATTAAAGTTTGCAGCAGTTAAGTTTTGATTGCTTGTTAAAGATGCAATTTTTTGAACATTAAAAGTAATTGTCTTTGATCCTGCAGAAAAAATAACATCTAGGTTTTCTGAATAAATTGCGGGATTAACTTTAAGTCTTGAAGTCCATCTATTACCACCAGGCTCAGAGATATACTCATACATATATGTATATTCAGAATCAGCCTTTGATACATTTATTGCCCAGTCACCAATATTTGGAACTTGGCTTCCTAAAGCCCCCGAGTTATTTGGGTTTTGATTTGAAGAAAAAATTTTACTTCCTCTTGTACCTGATGGACCAAAGTCAACATCTAGGTTTACTATGTCTGGACCACCAATTACAGTAATGTTATCTGTAGATAAAAGTAGTTCTGCCATATTATGCTCCAGTTACGTCTGCTGTTACAGTGACTGTTCCAGTTAGAAGTGTATAAATTTTTGTTGCGCCCTGAGTAATTTGAACATCATAAACGTACTCTGTTCCAGCAGTTAGAGTTCTTCCAGTGGCAGGTAAAATTGAGCAAGTAATATAACTATTATTTGAAGCAATGCTTGCTGTTGCTGCAACGGTAAATGATGGATTTTCTCCACGGGATGTACTTATAGTAAAAGTTGCACCATAGTTTAAAAGAGAGAAAATGGCACCAGAAGAATCTTTAGGGTATATGTTGAACTCATATGTGTCACCCTTATAATAGTTAATATTGTATGTGCCTGGAAATGCCATTATTCCTCCTGCTTAATTATACCATGTTAGAACGTTGAAATATAGATTGATTTCAAAACCGCCATAGAGTCTAGATCTGCTCTAAGTTGTGGAACTATGCCACTTGACTTATCGATGCTGTCATCTAGATAAAGCAGATGGGTTGTAGATAGTTCATAGTCATACTGGTATTTAAGGTTTGCAACAAAACTTGTAACAGCCTTACCTGTATCTGGGAAATACGATCTAGCCCAAACCTCAGTATTATTTCCATATGTCGATAAATCAAAAGTATAGGTAATCCTAAGTTGTGAGCCAATATCTAAGTGTTTTAAGTTAATCCTACGAGTTTCAGGATTATATAAACTTATGTTGTCTTTTGGTAAATATTTTTCATTTGTTCCTTTACCAAGAGAGTCTACGTAAACATCTACCCATCCATCATCTCCCCGTGTTGCACCAAGTGAAAAATTTATAGGATTTCGATTATCATAATTTGCCCATCCATCAGCAAATAAAGACTTTCCATCCTTGCCTGCTGGTCCACGTTCACCTTGCAAGCCAATAGGCCCCTGTGGGCCTGGCTGGCCGTCTAATCCCCTAGGTCCTGCTGGACCCTGTGGTCCTTGAACTGGAATATAAAGGCTACTATCGATAGACCCTATTTCTTGAGATTGCTGAACTTGGTCAGCATAGTTTGTTTTTCTGCTACCAGGGAAATCTGTGCTTCTGCTTAGCGCCATTACTTCTTTACCTTGAAAGTTTGTGACTTTCCAGATTGGTAGGTGATCTTAATTACAGATGGTAGATTATTTTTATTTTCAGAAACTTTAATTACTGGCATTAGAGAGATCCTCCAGTATAGGTAATATCACCAATTACTGATATCGTTCCAATGAGCGGAGTCCAGATAACATCTAGCGCATCTGTTGATCCATTAATTGTTACTTGAAGATCAAACATTAATTCTCCAACTTTAGATGCCCGACCCTTTCCCCAGTCTTTAGTTGTAGATGCTGGTGCGGTAATTGTGACAGTTCCAGGCGCTGGCTTGGTAACAGTTAAAATATCAATTAAATCTGTTGACTTCTCATATGCTGTTGAAATAAAATCCCAAGTAGTGATATTATATGGGGTAACTTCATCATCTTGCAAAAAACTAACAGTGATTGAAGATGTATCCCCTCTAACCACAGACCATTTAATATTTACAGGGTCTGCTCCAAAAATTTCAGGGCCATAAGAAGAGGAACTCATAATACTTGATTATACCATAAAAAATGACTAATACCAAGGTGGTGGGTATAAGACAACCAAGGTATTAGTCTTTTAAATTATACCATAAAACGGACAATACAGACATGATATTAAAGTTTACCAGATTGTTACAATTGAGAATGTCCGTTTTGTTACTTTTAGAATAGATTGCCAGGTTTGGGATAGTGTATACTTAAATATATATAAGAGAAAAGAACTATCTTTAAGGTTTGTATATAGAAGATATCTTATATATAGTATATAAAGTTACTTTGATTTTGTAATATACTCAATTAGAATATCATACATATGGTCCAACTTCTTTTCCATATCTTGTCTTCGGGTATCTGCTTCCCGCATTCTGATTTCTAATCTCGAAACCTGGTCTTTTAAACTTGATCCAGAATTCGGTTTAAGTTCGACGAGATAATGTTTAACAAGCCACTTGATTCCAAATCCGATTGATGATACAATTGTTAGGATGGCTACGATTAGCGAAGCCCAGTCTTGTACTGTCATAATAAGATTATTATAAGGGGTATATTTAACAAAAATGAAAACGGACATACTTGATACGCTGGAGCATTCTCAAAATTTAATTATATCTCCAGACATGGATGGTTTGGTGTCGGCGCAGTTATTAAATCGTTTTAACGGTTCGAAAATAGTTGGCACATATGACAAGAACATTCTTTGTTTAGCAGATGGCGTAAATCCAGATGAATGTTTGTTCGTCGATTGCGATATGAATCGTCAAAATTATGTGTCACTCGGAAACCATATGCGACTGTTAAATGATTGTATGTCGGTTGAGTCTTTTAATCCGAATGTTCACTTCGGCGTCTCGACATATAGCGACAAGTTCCCATATGCAACTGCGTTTTTAATTTCGTTCGCAACAGAGGTTCAAACCTCCGCCTCTGACCTTATCCGCATGGCATACGCTGATTCAACCCTTAAGAATATGGAGTCTTACAGCGCTAACATGATTAATTGGTCAAAACGGATGGAACATCCTGCAGTAAAGTATATAACAGACAATTCGGACATTGCAAAAGCAAATGATGTGCAAGCAAGGTTTGACTATATTCAGCAATCCTTCACATCTAAGCGATATGGCAAAGATCGATATATACAAACCCTAAATACGGCATTTGAAGAGCAAGGCGTAGCATATGAACCGCGTACAACTGGTAAAAAATATATGTGTGACAAAGTTGGCATAAATACGGTCATAAGGTATAATAGAGATATAATTTCA